GCAAAGTCGACGGCGTACTGCCACAGGCCGGCGTTTTCGCCCAGGAACTTCTCGGACACGGCCGTGAGCTTCCTGCAGTCCGGCGGGCGGAAGCCCACCAGCGCCCGGCGCACCAGGTCGAGCACGTCGACCGCGCCGCCCCGGCCGTTAAGCTGGCGCAAGACTACGGTGACCGACAGCTTCACGGTGCGTGGCTGAGCGATGTACTGGGTATCGACGGTGTCGCCGAACTGGCTGCCCAGGTAGCTCACCAGTAGCGCCCCCTTGGGGTGGTTCAGCCGGTAGTCTGCCGGACGCTCCGGGAAGTATTCGACGGCCAGGGCGGGCAGCCTGGTGCGCAGGCAGCCCACCACGGCATCGATGATCTCTAGCGTGGTGGCCATCAGTAGCGATCCAGCAGGTCAGAACTGAAGCGCCGCGGCCGGGAGCGCACCTTCATCTCGCCCGGCTCCGGGGCCGCCTCGCCGGTCGGCACGCCGATGGTCAGCTTGCCGTCGCGGATCGCCTCCAGCATCTGCAGGGTGGACTTGTAGGTGCGGGTGACTGCATCGGGCAGCTCGCTGCCTTCCGGCCGCCGGGCGTACAGCCAGTGCCGTGCCAGGTTGACCGTCATGTTCTTGACCATCGACGGCACCGGGTCGATCGGCAGGTTGTAGCGACCGCGCAGGTGGGCGTCGACCAGCTCTTCACCCTGGTGCACGGCTTCTTCCACCACGGCCAGATTCAGCGTCGGCTCCGGCTGGCCATACTCGACCACCGTATCGTTCGAAAGCTGGATCAGGGTGGCCAGCGGCATCGCCAGCTGCAGGTCGGCAAGCGAGCAGTAGCGCATGGTCAGATACCGCGCACGATGCGGATCAGCTCACCAGCGGTCGTCGCCGCATCCCAGGCGATGCCATTGGCCACGCCGGCCGCCTTGGTGATCGCGCGGCCCTGGCTGTCTGACTGCACCTCGGCGCCGGCCGCCACGGCGGCACCGGCTTCGACCAGGATCACGCCCAGCACGTTGGCCGGCGCCATGTTGTCGGTCTCGGTGTCGACCTCCACCACACCCAGTGCCTTGGCACCATTGGCGCAGATACCGCCGTCGAAGCCGACGAAGCGGTGCGCGCTAAGGCCAGCAATGGCCAGCACCGAGGCTGTCAGGATCACGTTTTGCGACTTCATTGCTTGTCTCCTTCACCCTGGCCGGTGGACTGGCCCTTGTCACCGGCCTTACCGGCATCGCCATCGGGCGCTGTTTTGTCATCGGGCTTGGCGGTTTTCGCCGGCTTCGGCTGCTCGACCAGGGTCAGCGGCTCGGTGGGGGCTACCGGTTCCAGCCAGCGGCGCTTCTCGGCCGCCTCGTCGTCACCCAGTTCGATGGTGCTGCCTTCCGGGTAGCGTTTGCCGTCGTGATCCAGATCGATGCCGCGCACGCGGTAAGTTTTCGTGGCCATGTTGCCCCCTTAGTTGACATCTGAAATCAGATAGCCGGCATCGGCACCGACCACCACCAGCTTGTAGATATCGGTGTGACGCACAAAGCTGACCTTGCCGCCTTCGGCGTCGTACTTGTCGGTTTCCGGCATACCCTTCTTGCGCAGGGTGTAGCCGAATGACGGGGTGTCGTGGTCGGCATTCTGGCCAGCAACCGGTTTGGCCACGTAGGCCAGCACCACGTTGTCGCCCCAGATATCACCGGTGGCACCGGCGCCATTGGCGGCGAGAGCTTCGCCGATGAAGATGTCTTCCACACCCCACAGGGCTTTGAGGTGCTCCAGCGTGATGAGCTTGCGCTCACCGCCGCCCAGCGCGTCGGACAGCTTGGTGTGGAACTTGAGCGAGGCATACGTTGCGGCGCCAATCACCGCAGTGTTGGGGCGCATACCGGTGCGCTGGCGAATGACTTCCTTACCGTCTTCCACGTCCTTGATCGGGTCGCCACCGTTATTGACCCATTTGCTGGAGCCAGACAGTGTCACTTTGGCGCCGGACAGATAGGTGCTCGGGTTCTGCGCCAGGTAGGCTGCGCGTACCTCACGGCCCAGGTCGATAGCGTCCTTTACGCGCCGCGCAGCTTTGGCTTCTTCGTTGAACATGGCTTCGGCCTGTTCGCGGTAGTCCACCGGGTAAGCCAGGTCGTGCTCGCGCAGTACCACGTCCAGCGTGTCGGCATCGTCCGCCGTCATCACGTTGGACTTGGCACGGATCGCGCGCTCGGTATCCCACAGGCGGAAGGCTTCTTTGCCAAACAGCGGGATGATGCCGGACTCTTTGTCGATGTCTGCCACCGGGAACAGGCTTTCACCGATGTACTGCGCGTTGCGGTAGCCTCGCGCCAGGGTTGTCAGTACCGGGTCGACGACCCGGAGTTTTTTCAAACGGTCTGCCATGACAGGTTCCTTGCAAATGGGTGGTGGTTACATCAGCTGGCGCACGGCCTGCTCGTAGGGGATGCCTTTTTCGGCAGCCAGCTCAGTGGCGCGTACATGAAGGCCCAGGCGGTCGGGGTCAGTGGACTTTTCGGCAAACTCGGCGGCATTGGCGTCACCACCCTTGGCCGCTTTGTCCTTGGTGGCGCTCTCGCCGAACTCGACCAGCTTCGGCATATCGCCGAGGAAGCCCTTGAAGGCGGTGGCCAGCGGCTGCTTGGCATCGCCCTCGCCGAACTCGACGGCGGTATCGCCATCGGCGAAGTCGAGAAAGGCCACCACGGCGTCCTTGTGCTTCGGCGCCAGCTTGCCTTCGCCGATCAGCTGCTCGGCAAAGGCGGCATGCTCGCCGTGTCGCTTGGCCGCTGCGGCCGATTTTTTCTCGGCCTCGGCGGTGGCCAGGCGTTGTTTCAGCTGGGCATTTTCGGCCTCCAGTGCGGCCTTCTCTTCAGGGGTCACATGACGCTCCTTTTCAGTGGTGTGGGTCGGGGAATTGGAAATATCAGCAGGGTCGGCAAAAGCGGTACACGGGGCGTCGTCCTGACGGGCGGCTTCGCGGATGGATTCGATCTGCCAGTCGGGCACCACCTGGTCGGCGGTCTCCTGGTCGAACTTGGCCAGCAGCCATTCGCGCATCCGGCGCCACAGCGAGGCGTTGGCCTCCAGCCCCCAGTCGGCGAACTCGACCACGCCCTTGTCGGCGTCGGAAAATTCGGCTTGCTTGAGACCCTTTACCGCCGGCGGCTGGGCGCCGAGGAAGCCGACATGGCGCAGGTAGTACACGCCGGGCACCGGGTTGTTGGGGGCATCGGGCAGGTAGAAGCTGGCGCTGATCTTCTTGTAGCGGCCGGCAGCCACCAACTCGGCAAAGTCGGCATCAACCTGCTGCGGCTCGGCCTGCAGGCCGTCGGCGCTGGCAGACAGCGACTTCACCCAGCCATAGGCCGGGGCATCGTGTTTGGGGTGACCGATGACGATGGGCGCTTCATGCAGCGCAGGATCGTAGGCGCGGGCACTGGCCGCGAGATCGGACTCGGAGAAATCAAGCACCACACCAGACATCGCGGTCTGGCGTCCGGACTTGAAGATGTGCAGGGGTTTGGTCGCGTTCATAACCGCCATCATCGGCGGTGGACGGAGAGCTGGCTTTTAATTGGGATTAATAGTTGGAGTAAAGGAAGCGGGCTACGAACGTGCCCGCCATTAAGGCTTAAAGTTGTATCAGAAGCGGACTACATCTTCCTTTTTTAGCGAATGAAGCGGGAAAACCTTCTCTTCAGATTTGTGCTTATCAAACCAAGTGCAACGCGCGCTTGTATGTCCATCACCATAGTCGCCAATATCGGTAATAGTCATCAATGGGCCTCCACTCTTCAAGTGAACGACATCACCCAGTTGAAAGTCAGCCATAAAGTTTCCTTTCTAGATTAACAGTTGCAGAGCGCTCAATATACCGAAGCCATAAAGCCTTTATAAAGCTTTATGGCTTTGTGATTGGAGGTAAGGGCTACCGTTGCGCGTCGGAAAGGCCACAACGCCGCCAGAACGGCTAGATTCCGGCAGCGGTTTTCAGGTGACGCAGCACGGTACCGAGCACCGCTTCGCTGGCTTCAGGCTGCAGATCGCCGTCTACGGTGACAGGCAGATAGGGGCGCGCTTCGATCTCGACCGAGTGGCCACGGCCGGCCTTACCGCCGAGCTGGTGGATGCGGGCGTACTCGGCGTTGCTGCCGATCACCACCGAGCTGGCGTCGTAGTCTGTGACGATGGAAGAAGCCAGGCGGCCGGTCTGCTGCAGAGTGACGCCGCCTTCGCTGCTGGCGCGTTGGCTGGGCGTCCAGCGCGGCCGGCCTTCGGCTTCCAGGTTCTCCTCGACCACATGCGCCAGGGTGCCGGCGATCTTGCGCATGGCCGGGCTCATGTCGAGCACCGACGACTCCAACCGCGCCAGCGCCGCCTGCAGCTGGCGGTCATCTACGGTGATGCTGACGAAGTCGCTCATTGCAGTTCCTTCCTGGCCAGCGTGGCCAGGTTACCGGTGTAGCGGCCGAGATCGGGCACCCAGGCGGCCGCGCCGGGGTTGTAGCTCCAGCCCACGTCCGGGGACACCGTGACCTCTCGGCCGGTCTTCGGATCGACCGCGCGGAAGGTGGCCACCTCGCGCTCTTCGCCGGTTTTCACCGAGACGGTCTTCATCGCAGTGCCCAGCTTGCCTTCGGAGGTCTCGACCTTGATGCCCCGCGCCTCGATGTCGTCTTCCGACAGGGTGGTGACCCGACAGCGGCAGCCCCAGCCGTTGGGCGGGTAGAACGATTGCCAGAACGGGTCGTCGTAGCGCAGCACCTTGCCGTTCATCGCGCGGTGGCTGGGCCGGGTACGGCCGTCCAGGATGGCGACGTAGCGCCAGTACGGGCGGTCGTCGACGTTCTCGATTTGCGATTGCCAGCGGCCGGCCATGTAGGCGGTTTGCAGGTTGGTGCGGAAGATCGTCTGCAGGCGCCACGGGCTGCCCAGTTGCACCTGGCTGATCTCGCCGGTGTCGGTGTCGACGTGTTCCTGCTTGCCCCACCAGCCCTTGGCCTGCAGCACCGGCGTCAGTTCCTTTTTAAACCAGGCAAAGGTCTTGCCCTCGGCGATCGCCTTTTCCACCGCTTCGCGGATGTCCTGCAGGATGTCCAGGCGCGTCGCCTTGGCCACGGTGAACGCCTGGGCCTGGGCGTCTTGCCACAGTTCCTCCCAGTTCCAGGTGATGGCGTAGCCCTTGTTCTTCAGGTACTCGATCGCCTTCTTCGGCTCCAGGCCCATGCAGTAGGCGAGATCCACTTTAGCCATGGAGGCGCCCCCACAGCTTGGCAACAAAGAGGGCTCGCGCCAGGCGTTCCTGCAGGCCAGTGGCGTCCATCTCCGGGTACAGCTCGGCCAGCGTGCCGAGCAGCTCGTCGGGCTGGGCGCCGTCGTCAATGCGCTTTAACAGCGGCGCCAGCATCGCCTGGGCGTCGGCGTTGAGCGCGTCGCCCGATAGTGCATCAAGGGCGGCGTCCAGTGCATCTTGGTCGGGTGCTTCCTCGCCTTCGGCAAATTCGGCCGCAGGGGTATCAGCTTGTGTCGCCTCGACCAGGTCACCGTCCTGCAGCTTATAGGCACGCTTGAAGTAGGCCGGTGTCAGCTTGGCACCGGCGCGGGTCAGCTTCTCGTCACGCTCGGCCAGCACCTTGTCGACTTCCTCCTGCTCCCACAGCGAGAACACCGGCCGGGAGCCGTCGCCCCAGTTCAGCTCGCACACCCAGCGGATCAGGGTGTTCATCGCCTCCTCGACGATCGCCTTATCGCCGTCACGGATGTCGCGGGTCACCTCCAGCCCGGCCTGGGCCGAGGCACGGTTGCTGTTGGCCTCGGTGGTCTGGTTCTGGCCGAGCAGCGCGATCGACACCTCGGAGCGGCAGAAGGTCAGCAGCCGTTCGTACACTTCGGCGCTGCCGGTCTTGCCTGCGGCTTCCTTGATCTCGACGCTGGCATCGTCCGGGATCACCGCCACCGCGTCCTGCACCATGGCCTCCAGGTTGTCCAGCAGCCCGTCGGTCTCGGCCGGTGTGGCGCTGCGCGGGTGTTTGCCGATGATCCAGGGCGCACCGTACTTCTCGGTGAACTGTACCCAGAACTTGAGGCCGCCCTTCTTGAAGGTGGTGGGCCAGAACACCATGGACAGGTCGGCAAAGCCGTAGGGGTTGTCGTAGCTGGCATCCTGGCGTGGCACCAAAAACTTGCGCGGCGGCAGTTCCTCGCCCTGGATGCGGTTGTTCCTGGAGCGGAAGCGCAGCAGGTTGTCCTGGTCGTACACGAACCAGTCGGCCGGCTTGCCGACGATGTCGACCGGCACCACGTAGCCGCCGACCTTGCCCCACATCACCTCCATCGGCTGGTAGCCGTAGAGCACAGCATCCAGCATCTCGGTGATGATTCTGGATAGGTCCAGGTCGGCGAAGATGCTCTCGATCGACTTGGCCACGCGGCTCTTGGCCTTGTCACGATCCAGCCCCCATTCCAGCGCCTTGACCGCCGCCTTGCGACGGCGCACGCAGCCGCCGACGTGGGCATCGGCACGCAGCTCGCGATAGACCTTGATGTCCTTGCCCAGCGCCTTCAGCACGCTATCCGGGTTGGGCAGATACATGCCCAGGGTGTGGAAGTCGATACTGCGCTCGCGGGTGGCGATCTGCTCGGATAGCGACTTGCGCGGCTCGCCGAACTGGACGAACTCGGTGGGGCTGACCCATAAACCTCTGCTCATACAAACCCCTTGGTGATTTTGCTACCGGCACGGCGGCGGCGGGACTTCACCGTTACCGGGCCTTTGTTGATTTCGCGGCTGGCAAAGTACGCCAGGGCGATGGCCACGGCGGCGTCACCGTGGCGCTTGCCCTTGTCCTCGCCGGTGCTGCGGCTGTCGGGGATGCGCGGCACGCCCTTGATGATCTGCACCGCACGCAGGTCGGCCAGAATGTCGGCATCCTTGGGCAGGTCGACCAGATCGCCGTCCTCGAGCGCGGCCTTCACCGGTGGCATGTGTTCGCGGTACCAGCCTTCGGACAGCATCACCTGCTGGATGCGGCTGGCGCCGTAGCGCTGCATGGCGTACTCAGCCAGCGCCTGACCGTTGCCTCGGGCGTCAAAGGCGGCGCCGGTGAAGCGAGGTAGCCGATCCAGCAGGTAAAACGCCACTTGTTCTTGCTGGCGGAACGGCACATTGCGCAGTTCCAGGATGAAGGGCACGCGGCGCACCAGATTCTGCGTCTGGATCAGCGGCACATGGACGGTCAGGTCGCCAGTGCGGCCGAAGTCCTCGCCATTGAAACTGATGGCGTCCGGCGGCAATGCGGCCAACCTTGGTGCCAGGTGTTCCTCCAGCCAGTCGCGGCAGTCGGCGGCACGGATATGGTCGGGCAGCAGCTCGAAGCCCTGCGGGCAGGCCCAGCGCAGCACCGGCACATCGGCAGACATGCGCGATTCGATCAACGCACGCGACAGCCAGGCACCACCACCATTCTTGGGAATGCAGCCGTACTCTTCGTCGGCGGATTCCAGATTCGGCGCATTGCGATACAGGTCGTCGCGCCATTTCTTCTCGCCTTCCGGTGTCCAGGTCTGGCCGGTGACATAACAAATGCGCCGGTACAGGCCGTCGGCGATGGCGTCGTCCAGCGTGATGCGGTGGATGCTGTAATCCTTGCGGCCAGCACGGGCGTCTTCGATGTATTGGTTAAAAAGATTCTCCACGCCGTTGTGCGTGCTGATCAGCCGTACCTTGTTGCCCCACATGGTCAGTGCTAGTGCGGCCTTGAGCAGCTCCTCCAGCGACTCGTGGAAGGCCGCTTCGTCGATCACCACGTCACCCTGCAGGCCGCGCAGGTTGGATGGACGGCTGGATAGCGCCTGGATTTTGAAACCGCTTTTGGGGAAGCGGATCATGTAGGTCAGGATCTCTTCCTGCTTGCCCTCGTCCCAGAAGGTTTGCTCGTACACGTCGGCCTGTGCCAGCTCGTTGAACGCCTTGGCAAACAGCGCGCAGGCGGCGATGTACTCCAGCGCCATTTCCTTCTTGCTACCGACATAGAAGGTATTGCCGCCCTGGCGGCGGCGCGGCCGGGCGGCCTTCACCACGTTGCGGCCGGCCTCTGCCCAGGTGAGACCGGTGCGGCGCGACTTCTCTGCGATCATGATCTGAGCTTCGTCGGTAAACCAGCGCTGCTGGTACGGCAGGAATACCGGCTGCTCGGCCGGGATGGCGTCGGCCACGTCCTGTGGCACCACCACGCCGGCCAACTCCAGCTCCTCGGCCAAGTCGATCTTGCGTGGAGTGCCGACAGGTGTCAGCGTCGAGGCGG